TCATCTCCCCAGGCGCCAAAAAATTACCATCACTGCCATACCCGGTAATTCCGAGCATAGATGACGTAAAAGCATTCCAGGCATTTCGAACCCAGGAATGGCCCTCTTCGTATCTGTCTGTAAGCACCTTACCATCGCGGTCTTGAACTTTTAAGCCGATGAAAAGATTGGGTAAGCCAATGGATAGGGTTTTATTTTTTTGCATTTTATCATTATCCTTGTTGTGTGGCAATTTAGTCCTATAAAAACCAAACAAGTTACTAAATAAATATATTGATTCTCGACACAAGTAGATCAACCACAACATCGATATACCCACGATATGGAAACATTTTATATCGTTTTTTAGGATACCCGTTTATTTTTGCATAAAAACTCGAAGATAAATACATTAACGAGGTGATCCATGAAGCGTAAAACCATTTCGTTCCAAGGTGTAAATTGGCATCAAAATAATCCTCAAATTCTTGCAATTCTGTCTCATTAAACCTAAATGTGAGACCGCTCCATTTATCTGGTGAAACATTACCTTTTCTGCGCAGCTCAATTCTTCCGCTCTGGCCACGACGACGAATAACGCTTGTGCCTGGTGTGAGGCTAAGCGGGGAGCCCAATGTCGGACCGGGAAGATTTGTCGGCCATGGGCTCTCAATCGCAACCGGAAAGATTAAGTCTGCCATTATGCTACCACCATCATTACGCTGCTATCCATTTGGCATACAGCGTCATGTCTTTATTTATCACAAACGTAGAACCCTCTGCATAATCAGTTCCGCTCCAATCTGCGGCAGTATTCCACCCGTCAAAAATATACCCTGCTTTTAGCAACGTTCCTTCGTTTTTCACCGTAACCGTAGAACCACATTCCGGGTACTCAACCGGGTGAGGTTCACCACTGTCTGCGCCATTGCCATCGTATGTGAGCACCCATTGTGCAACAGCCGATGCAACAATATCAACAATGCTAAAGCTATCCATCAAGATAGGCCCATTATAGACTGGAGGCGTTGAAATAACAGAAGTGCTTGTAGAACCAACGCTTGGCAAACCTAACGCCGTAATATAAACCGTTCCATCCCACAAAAACGAAAGCACGTTTGTTTGATACGCTTCAATATTTAAAGTCGCAAACCATTGTTTATGCCAAAAACCGGTTGGATCGTCCCCGTCATCAATCCTTTTAATCTCATAGTTGATTAGTCTGCCAGCAGAAAAACCCAAGATTGAAAGCCATGTCGCGTCAAAGGACGCAGCTCCCCCATAAAGACTTGAGTCAAAAAAATTACGCCATTCAACAAATTCTGAGTTGTTGAGGTAAAAAGAAAAGCTCAGTTCGTGTTCCGGAAACCGTCGATTACGGTATACAGGGACATTACTCTCCTTGGTCGATTGTCCTGAAACCATTTCGCTTTCAAGATCAATCGTCGGAAATGGAAGACTTGGTGGCCAAGAAACAGCTATCATATATTTTTCCGATAGCGGGTATCAAGCCATGGCCCAATACCGCTTCCTCTCTGAGCTCGTCTTGCAATATCTGACTCAATCTGCTCAACGATAATGCTATAATCAATACCGTTGCCGGAATCCTCAACCCTCGCTCTCGTCCCGGGCGCCGTGTTGTTGACAGTGATATTGAGCACCGGTGCCCCGCGTCCGGCCGCCACCTCGCGCCTTGAAAGCACCTGCTCACCGCGCTGGAGAATCGCCGGAAACTCGTCAGGGCGCAGGCCGGTGTGAAGGCGGGGAGCAACAGCGAAAATCGCCGGGTCCACGCGACGGATAAAGCTGTGGTCCTTGCCGACGATGCCGCCGCCATGCATGCCGGGCGCTCTCCAATCGGAAAGTTCAGGGGAGAAGCTTATCTGAGGAGCTCCGGCTCCGGGTGTAGACTTCGAAAACCCCATCAGCGAGGTGATTATTTGCAGCATCTGCCACCGAAGAATCAGCTTCGCCAACCAATTCAACGTGTCCTTGGCAAAGTCGCGCATCGCCTCACTGGCGGTCTTGGTGCCGTCGATGAAGTCGAACAGCCCACTGGTCAGGTTGTCCGCCATCACGGGACCGATCTTTTCGGATGTCGAGATAAGAAACTCACCCCAAGCCTGGCTCTCCCCTTTTCCTTTCTGAAAGCCGTAGCTAATTTGCTGCCACATGGTGCCGTTGGCGGCGATTCTTTTCTCGTTGGCCTCCTCCTCGGACACTACCTCGCGCCGGAGGGCCTCTTCCACGGCAGCAGTGTACTCTTCGGAGGAAACGATGCCGCGTCGCCACTGCTTCTCGATATTGTCAAACATCTCCTTGTAGGCCTGGTTGACATTCTGGGTGTATTGCTCGGCGGTCAGGCCTTCCTTGGCATAGATATTCTCGAGGATTGCCAGCCATTCCTCTGAATACTTGGCGACAGTCTTCAGGCGCGCCTTGAGGCGGTCGATTTCCTCCCGGTCCAGGTGGTCCTGCAAGCGGCGGCGCTCGGCGGCGTATTTCTCCTCGTTGATGATCCCCTTGTCGTGAAGCTCTTCGAGGACCGAAATCCACTCGTCCGAAAACTTCTTGGCCGCATTGAGCTTGGCCATGCCTTCGTCTCTGGCCTGCTTGATTCTCTCCTTGGCGTTGTGGGTCTCCAGGGCGGTGACGTCCCGCTCGTAATTCTTTCTGGCGGAAAGAAGCTGCGACAAGGCATCCAGGGCCTCACGGCTCCCTTCGCCATACAGCGACTTGGCGCGGGCCAAGCTTTGTTCTTCGACAGCAATAACGGCCTTTGAGTGCTGCACGGCGGCCTGCAACTGCCTTGCCCGAATCCGCTCCATTGTTTCTTCATCGCCGCCGGCCTGGGCCGCGGCCTGGCGTTCCTTTTCAAGCAGGATCTCGGCTTGCTGTGCCTGAATGTCGATCCGCCGGCGGCCCATGTCCTGGTCGAGATTCAGCCGCTCCCTGGCCGCATTGGCATGGACCTGCGTGACAAGCTTTTCGTATTGGGCATCGATGGAAGACGTTTCTTCGCCGTGCTCGATGGCCGCGGCTTTGCGTTTCTCGTACCAAACCTTAGCATCCTCGAGCTCTGCCTGCTCCTTCTGCTGGATCCTGGCAAAATCGTTGGTTTCCAGGGACGCCATTTTGGACTGGAACTGTTTTTCCAGTTGGAGCAGGTCGGCCTTGGAATCAACCGAGTTTTGGAACTGTTCGAGAAACCGCTTTTTCATCTCAGCGATTTCCGCGTCTATTTCTTCAGGGGGGGCGCCCATGTCGGACCACCGCTTTTTAAGAGCGGAAATTTGGCTGTCCAGCTTCTTGGTGGAGAACGCAAACTCAGCCTTGTCGCCAAACCCGAGGCCTTCAAAAACCTTCTTGAAGTCAGCATCCATCCCTGCGGCTATTTTTTTGATATCCGCAGCAACTAAGCCGGCATTGTCCTTAGCCTTCTTGGCGAAAACCTCGAAGTTCGAAACTACCTTGTTGAAAACGTTGTCCCACTCGTCCGGAGAAAGAACAGATGACGGGTCCACCTTCAGGCTTTCAACCATCGTTTGTGCCGCCAGCTTCATCCCATGGACGTCTTGTTTGTCCTCAAAGCTGTCGTAAATCTTCCTGGCGAGCGCGGTCACGTATTTATCGAACTTATTTAACTCCTTGTCGATTTCGGACTGGTCTGTCGGTACCATGGCCGCAAACCCGAAAAGATCCTCGTTTTCCAGGTTGTTTTTCATCTGGATTATTTTTTGGTACTGGAACCCGAGCGCCCTTGTCTGTGCATCGATCTCCCTTGATATGTTAAGATCCAAAAACTCCCTAAAAATGTTCAACAATTCATAGTAGGAATCCTTGTTGAGATCGACCTGTCTGGCCAGCTCCGGGTGATCCGCCTTAAGGCGCTCTAAGAGAGATTCATACTCCTTCCCGACATCTTCGCCTTGACCCATCCTGCTTGTGAGTTCTTCGAGACGATTGATATATTCCGACATCGTCCCGGACGCTTTCGAATAACTCTCAACGAGCCCCTCCTGCCTCTTGATGTTCCGGTCGGTAGCCTCGCCGAACATCTTCATGGAGACAATGAGGGTCGAAACGGCGATAGTCATCACAACGAAGGGGTGTGCAGACAGGACATTCATAAATACTGTGGCTGTCGCCGTTGTTGCGGTCGTTTGCCATGCAAGAGCTTTGTATGCTGTCGTAAGCCCATTGATCCATGGAATAATGTTTACCGCGTACATCGTTTTGAACGCGGCAACGAGCTTTCCAATGGCGAAGGTCGTGCCTCCGATAACACTGGTCCATAAGATCATTTGTGTAACAGCCTGGCCGCCGACCGACCGGACGAAGATGTCTATCGCGTCAATAGCCGCCGAAAGCCCGCCGACAAGTCTTTTTAGCGCCCCAAGGATACCGGCATCGCCAAGTGAGATTGCAAGGTTACGCATTCTATCGGCCAGGTTTTTGGCCTGGATGGCAAGCCCCTCCTTTTGCTTGGCGGCCATAGCCTCAGCCGCACCGACCTCATACAGGGTTTCAAGGGCCTCTCTGAAGTTTCCCCCACGAAACGAATCGACCAGGATAGCAGCGGCCTGTGCGCCCCGCAGGCCGAAAAACTCATAGGCTCTGGCCATGTCAATCATGCCAGTGCGATTGTCAGTGAGTACCGGCGCAAGGTTGCGAATGGCGTCCTCGAATCCAACGATGGACGGGTTTACCTTGTCGGCGGACAAGTTGATCTCTTGAAACGCCTCGCTCAGCTTCGTCCCCGGGGAGAGCAGGCGCGCCAGCACCTGCCGCAACCCGGTTGCCGTTGTGCTGGCACGCAGGCCGTTGTTGGCAAGGACCATTGTCGCCGCGGCCAATTGCTCCAATGTCAGGCCGGCCTGGTGGGCGGACGCGCCGACGTAGCCGAACACCACTCGCAGTTTTTCCACCGTCAACTTGGACCTATTGATGGCGTTGGCCATGACATCGGCTACCCGGCCAGACTCGGTGGCCTTCATATTGAAGGAAACCAGAGTGGACGTCAGCATGTCGGCGGTCTTGTCGAAGGTCTCCAGGGTGCCGGTGGCAAGGGTTGAAACCGCGCCGATGGCGCTGATCGATTCGGAGGCCGTCAAGCCCGCCTGCCCCAAGAGGACCAACCCCTGAGATACCTCGGTGGCGCTGAACTTTGTTTCGGTAGCAATCTTGCGGGCAATGGTGGAGGCTTCTGCCACTTGGGCGTCAGTAGCCCCGGTAACCGCCTGCAGGTTCTTCAGGGCCTGGTCGAACTCGGCAATCTCCTTGACACCGGTTCGCAGGGCGTTGACCACGCCAAAGATGGCGGCGGAAGCAACGCCATACGAAGCGGTTACCCGCATGGCGCCCTTGACTTGCTCCCACCCGCCCTTGATCCGCTGAAGCTGCTTGCCGTGCTCGCGTTGAGCCACCAGCAAGTTGCCGACAGCACTGACCGCCTTGCGGGACGAGCCTGAAACACTGTCGATGGCGCCGGAAAGGTCGCGTTGCTGCTTGGCCAGGGACTGTGTACCGCTTGTCAGCTTGGCCTGGTCCGCATAAAACTTTGCAACCTCGCTACGCACCTGCTTCGTCTTCGCCAGGAAGTCGCTAACGTCTGCGGTAAAAAGAGTCCCAAGCTCTCTAGTTTCGGCAACACCTTCAGCCATTATTCTTTCCAAGCATCGGCATGGTGGATTTAAATTTGTCCATCAACTCGCTGGTCATTCGTTCGCGTTCTTCCTGGCTCAAGTGCTTTACCGACTCGGGGTCGCCGTTGTAGGTCTCACGGGTATCGACAACCCTGTCATTGCCGTCGCCCCACAGTTTTTCCCCCTTGATTTTGGCGCCATGGATTTTTGCGTAAAAAACAACTTGCCGGTTTTCGCGTTTGACTGCGGCATTGATAAGCGCAATGAATTGCTTTGAAGTGATCCCTCCGTGGAAGAAGGATTTGCGAGTCAAGTCCTCGATTCGGTACTGAGGATATTTCTCAAGAAAAAGCGCAAAGGCCTCTTCGGATGTCAGTCGGTCGCGGCGCCCACGACTGCCGGCGCCACCATCGCGAAGAGGCCGCTCAAGTTTTTTACGAGATCCGCGTAGTTTTCTTCCCAGACTGCGTTGATCACGGCCCACGCTTGCTTGTTGGTCATGTCGGCCAGGATCATACCAACTTCGTCTTCGGTCTTACCGGTGGTAATCTGCAAGATGATGCCGATGTTTTCGCGCAAGACCTTCATCACGAAAACGGCAAAATCTGCATCGGCGGCCATCCCCTCCTTGGCCTCGCGGTTGAAGAATTCCTTGATGGACCCGTCAATCCGCTGCGCCAAGGCATCCTGGTCGCCGATGGAAAGAGGCCAAATTTCCAGCGTCTTCGGCGACCGGATGCCATAGGGTTGCTTCCTCGGCTTGACAAACAGCTCGTTCTTGTCAGCCTTGTCCGTCTTGCCGGCCTTCTCCATGTTTTCACTCGACATTGAATTCCTCCGTCAGTTGTTGCAAATCACTGTTTGAGCTTGCCCGCCTCGATTACGCCCAGATCATGCGGCCCAAGGGCATGTCGTCCCACACCGCGTTGCCGGCCGCGTTGGCGCTGGAAGCGTCCTTGGCCGCCAGTCGGATCGGAGGCTTGGCTTCCTCTTCCTCGGCAAAATCGATCTCGGTGCTTGCTTCCGCCTGGGCCCTGGGCAGGATAAAGGTCAGGGTGTTGGTCCCGTTGGGGAAGGTGTAAACCGCCTCCACGCGGAGATCGACCGGGGCCGCCATGGCACCGAAACCGATGTTGCCGGAATGGGCGCTGGCGTAAGCGGTCGCACCGCCGGCCATGGTGTAAAAGACGTAGGTGTCACCTTCCGCCCAGGTGCCGGTGAAAAAGCTGGCCGGGATACTGAAGTATTTCTTCAAATCGCCGTCCACCGGTTCCATGGCGGAAGACAGGGCGGAAAAAGTGTGAACTTTTCCGGTCTGTTTGCCGATGATCACGCCGGCCGTGGCGCCGGTAAAATAAACGGTCCACTCTTCGTTAATGGCCGCCCAGTTAGCAGGGGTCCCGTCGATCACGGCAATGCTCTTGGCCGCATCGCGGGTACCTGAAGTGCTCACCAGGGCAACGTCCTCGATGGCCACCGGGGTTCGCGAAGCCGTCGGATCCAGCCCTCGAGCCAGTGCCACGTTGAAAGGAGTAAGCTCTTTGAAGGTAATCTCCAGGGCGGCCTCTTCGCTCAGAGGAATGACGCCGTCCTCACGCTTCGGAAAACCGGACATCTGACGAAAAAACTCGGTGCTCCCGGCAAACTTGGTCTGGGCCATGGCGCCAAGGGAGCTGTCGGTGGTCAGCAGCACTGCGTTGATGTTGGCGATGTTGTCAGCGCAGGCCCCCACGCGGATATCCATGAGGCCGAGCGCCCATGCGGACGAATATTTGGTCTGCGGTCCAGCCATTTTCGTTTTCTCCTTTTCTGAAGTTTCGGCAAATCAAGCCATCAAAAGACCACCAAGAATCGGTGGAGATAATCTACACCGACAAACTGTTACGCCAGGCCTAGCCTCGGCCATCAATCGTGTTGATATGCCCACAGCCCCGCCTCAAACATTTTATTTCGACAAGACCGTCAATTCGAATAAACACTTTGCGATCACCGTCACGGCGCATTCCAAAGACGAACTCGATTCGCCCTCCAGGAAGCCTTTTGGCAATCTTCTTTCTGCATTTCTCGCAATAGAACCATTCACAATGGTCAGAATCGTCAGTGTCGAATCGCTCTTTCATCCGTTGGCTACCCAGACCAGGCGATAGGTCAGAATTCGATAATTGGTTTGATCCGCAGCCGGCATGTCGCCGGAGTCCCTGGGGTGCTTTTCAACCTGCATGGCGCCGATCGAATCGTGGGAAGACGTTGCGCTGTTCCATGCCACCATCGGAATCCGCTTGCATCCGTCCGGCATGTCATCGTCGCGAAGCGCATCTCGGATAAAATCGACCTGTTCGCTCAACGTGATACACTCGGGGTCCCTTCTCGAACAACACATGATCCTCAACGACGGCTGAAACCGGCCGTCTATTTCTTCAAGACCGCCCGGATCGACAACAAACCACCGTACCGGCTCGGTCTTGAACACGGCCGGGTCCATGAAGGTCTTGTCGAAATAGACGGCGTCTCCGAGAAGATCCACGAAGAACTTGCGAAGCGATTCCCGGTAAACGCTGTCCTTGGCCTGGTTTTCCATGCGATGTGATCTTTCGTTCGCACAACACGAAGATTATGGCCGCCACATTCGGGTGATGGCCCTGAACGATTCCGCCGCCCTTGCCGGCCACCGGTCCTGCTGATATTCATTGCTCGAAGGCCCGAAAAGCGGCCTCAAGCGTTCGTTGACCTTGGCATACATGGCAATCGGCTTCCTTTTCCCGCGGCGGTTCTCGCGAGTGCTGAACCAGGATTTCCCGCCACTGTCCTTGGCCCACGCGGGAACCCCGGCGAACCATCCGGCCCGCGCGCCCCTGGCCCGGTTGTGGGTGGTGATGGATTGGACCAAATCGCCGAAGAGGACCCAAAACTTCCCGGTGGATCCTGTCCGCATTTTTTTCCAGTAGGCGTACCACTCGCTGTACGGCTTGGACGCCCATTGGCTGGCGTACTTTTGGGTGACAATCGCCTTGACCAGCTCGTCGCGGTATTCCTCGGCACAAGTTCTCGGCAGTTTGTTCTTTTGGGCCTTGGCCATTGTTTCAAGGCGCAGCAAGGCCTGGCGGTATTGATCGTAGTGGGATTTCCTGGGGGACATCGAGACAATCAACGGGTATCCTCCGCGAGCATGGCAACCCACACGTTGTTGTAGCGGCGCTTCTTGACATCCTGGACCCAGTAATACTCGGCCGTCGTGACAAAACTGCAGGTGTCGCCTTCCGCCCAAGTGCCGGCAAAGAAATTTGATGGGATGGTGAAGAAGTCCTCGACAGCCAGGGCAGTCCCGACAACGCCAGCGACATCCACGGCGCCGACATCGCTTCCTGAAACGCTGAAGGAAGTCGGGCTGTCGAAGGTGATGGTCCAGGTCTCCGAGATAGGTGAAAACCCGAGGGCTATAGCGGCCCCAGCGGTGATCGTTCCGTCCTTGCTGTTCTTGGAAACCGTACCTATTTCAGAAACATCGAACCGGTCGTCCTGGCTGATCAGATCGGAGGCCGAAATGTAAAGTTCCTCTCGCTTCAGGCCTAGGTTGGCGATCTCCTCGTCGACCTCAAGCTCGTTGCCGTAGAGGTATTCGGTCATCAGTGCGTAGCAGCTGGCCTTGAAGATCGTCCATCCGGGCCCCTGGCGATAGCGGGCATCGCGGGTGGAAACCGACGGGCGCAAAATCCGGCCGATGGTGTTGGTCTTGTATAAAACGCTGCTGTACTGGTAGATCTCGTCTTCAAGGGTTACCGGGGTCTTGTTCATGACCAGATAAATCATGCCGTCCGCCATGGACAACCTGTCGCCGGCCTCTATCGACGTGTCGTGGGCAAGAACCGCCTCGACGAAAAACTCGCGGATGAACGGCTTGGTCACCTGCTTGTTCAGAATCACCCGTACATATTCGCCGGTGTCGCCAACCACGGCTGGAAGGATCGTCACCTTGGTGCCGACCTCCTGCAAGACTTCCTTGATATCCGGGCCTATGCTCATCGCCGCAAGCTCCTACTGCTGCAACGCATCGTAAACGTCGGAGTAGTCGGTCACGTCGCGTCCCAGCTCGTCATAGGCATGGCGGGTGCCGATCTGTTGCCCGAAGAAGGAAGCCAGATTTATCCCTTCGGCGGCGGCGAACTGCTCGGGACGCTCTTCCTTAATTTTTTCGAACGCGGCGTCCTCGACCTTGATGATCTCGCCGTAATGTTTGAACCGTTCGCCGAGGTTGATCTGGTCAACCTTGAACTTGCGCGCCGATTCGACGTAGAGCATATAGACCAAATGGCGGCGGGCTCTCCGCTTGAACCAAAGCGATTGAAAGTCGGTCGACACGGACGCCAGTGCCCACCCAGTTTCCTGGGCGGCCTCCGCGAAAGCGTTGGTGTAATCCTCGTCTTCCAGGTAGTCGGCTAGGCTTTTCAATTCCTGGGAGAGAAGCGTTTTCAGGGAGGAAGCATCCATTTAAAGTCCGGCCTCCATGGCAAGGATTTGATGGATCATTTTGTCGATCGACTGGCGCGCATCGATCTTGGTGCCGAACACCTTGGTCGCGTAATCGCGGAGCTGGCGCTTGACCTTTGCCAAATTGACGGCTGAAACCTTGTCGCCGTCGAGGCATGCCGGGCGCTCCACGTTTACGGAGGGCTTGGCCTTTTCGGCCTGAGATGCAGCGGGCGACGCAGCCGAAGGCTTGACGGTGTCCCGCCTCGGCTCCGAAAACCGCTTGTGCAACAATTCGCGGATCCGGGACGCTTCCGCCGCGGGATACTCGGACAGCCAGGACGCCTCGATGGTCGGTTCTTTGTGCGGCGGCCGAAATACGACCTGGGCCTGATACGGATGATCGAACCGACGAAGCAGGATGTTCTCGGCGGCGGCCCGGGCAACCACCTTCGGAGCTAAGGTTTTCGGGACCAACGCCTCTTGGGCCTCCCCGGCGAACTCGAGCACCGCCAAAGCGCCGGCACCGGCCAGAATGCGCTGGCGATCCAGCCGCAACTGGCGGGCAATTCCTGCAGGAAACGGGTATTCGAATTCCGACCCGACAGGGTAGCCGCCCTTGGGCCCGTCGGCGCAAAGCAAATGCCGGCGGACCCGCACCTTCTTGATGTCGTCTTTCATTGAAAAGACCTCCATTGCAATTCAGCCGATTACGGCATTGTGGCGTTGCCGGATGCGATTTCGAACATCGTCGGCGCGTCTTCGAAAACGATGTTGCTGGTCAGCGCCGTAGTACCGGGCGTGACAACACCGGTGGCGTTGCCGACTGCCGCCCAGCCGATGACGATGTGATCGGCCGCAGGAACGAGTGCTTTGGCCGCAGCCATGGCCAGGGCAGCCGACGCATACCCGGCGTCTTCCGCATTGGTGTCCTCGGCCAGGTCAACGGTTCCATCCGTGCCGATGCTGAACATCCAGCCGTTGTACTTGTTGGCGCCAGCGGTGGCAGTCAGAGCGTCCGGGGCGACCTCGGTGGCACCGGTGGCCGCCTTGGAATACTTTTGGCCGTTGATCACGAAGTCGAAGGCACCATGGTCAATGTCTTCGGCGGCACTGTCCCCGACAGCAAGGTTGGCCTGGGTCATCAGCCCGTTGTAAAAGGCGTCCTTCTGTGTAGTCATGGAAGCGACGGGAGCCTCATCGTAAAACGCGGTGGCCGTCTGAAGGTTTCCGTTGTCCAGGGCGGTCGTGCCGTTGGTGAAATCGGCGGCATCAGCAGTGTGGATCACAATGTAGCCAAGTCGTTTGTGACCCGAAGCGGCGGCCATGGCCTTGACGGCGGCCAGGGCCAGGGCGGCACTGGCGTATCCGGTCGCATTATCCGCCGCAGCCCGAACATCCACCGTCAAATCGGCACCAACCTCGACGGCAAAGGCGCCATACTTGTTTTTGAAGATTGTTCCGGTCGGCAATGCCACCCCGACAGCGTTCGCCGGAAGCGTGTAGAACTTGCCAGCAATCAAGAGCGGCACCGCGCCGTGGGCCACGTTGGTCTTGGTGGTACCGATGGCCAGATCCGCCTCGGCAAACTGGCAGGCGGAGCCAACCACGACACTGAGGGCGGATTCCGCATCGGTGATCCCCGTTTCCGCCGTACCGATTCTGGTGTCGTGATCAACCAGATCATTTTTCGCCTGTTCACAAATCGGGGCGGGGAAGGGGCCGGGGAAGTCTTTCATGAGAGTCGTCATTTAAGCCTCCGTGTTCGATCTTAAAAAATGGCCGGCCTGGCTAAGACCGGCCATTGGGTTTTCGTTTGCCCCTCGCAGGGAGCCCCGGTTACAAGACCTCTACGCTATAAACGGCATCCTCGAAGAACAGAACGGGAAGCCCCTTGTTTTGCACCCGGATGAACACGCCGTCCGGATCCCACTTGAAGTTGCGGTCGACCTTCATCCCGTAGTGCCGGTCCAAGTCGAAAGGTGCTTCGGCAAACTCGGCCAGCTTCTGCCCCTCGACGGTTTCCGCGAACACGGTGAACCGATTGGTCGGCAAGAACTTGCGAACGGTGTAGATGTAGTCCGACTGGCTGCGCAACGCCGTGGTGATGGTCCCGGTTGCGGTGATGGTCCCGGCGGTGGCGCTGGTCGCGGTCACCGTCATGGCCTCGGTCAAGGTAGGCTTGCCACCATCATCGCTGACGCGCACCCCGTAGATCGTGTCCCCGACAGCAATATCCTTTACCTCGTCGACGTAGATCGTGTGGGGCCCGGTACCGGCGGAAAGCGCGCTGGTCATCCAGCAGCGGACTTCGTACATCTCGTTGTTGACCATGAAATTTTGGACGCCAAGCAGAGCGCGGAGGACTTCGGCTGGGCGGGTCATCAGGTCGCCGTCGCCAAAGGCGGACTTGGTCAGAAGGCTCTGGACGCCCTTGTTGAGCACCATGGCCCGAACAACTTCGCTGGTCACCATGACATGGGTGATCGGCGCCTGGGCGTGATACTCGAAGAATTCCACGATATCGAACCAGTCTTCCAGCACCTTGGAGGTGTCCTGATCCCACTTGCGGGCCGCT